TCGCGCAGGCGGGCATTTCATTCACGTATCAGGGCGCGAGCATCACGGGCGTCTGGTCATCCTCGCGCAACGCGTTCGCTGAGTTCGAGGACCAACGCCGCGACGATTCGCGCTTCACCGTCTTCCTGCTCACGACGAGCGTGAGCGCCGTGCCGCAGGTGACGCAGACGCTTTCCTTAGCTGGCATCACCTATTTTATCGACCGAGTCATGCTCGACGCCGAGGGCGCAGGATGTGAACTCGAAGTGCAAAAGGCGATATGATCGAGATCGAGGCCAGTTTCTCTCGGCTAGAATTCCAATTGGCGAAGCTCGCCAACGCCGCAAAAGTGGACCTCGGACTGGTCATCAAGGAGGAGGCGAAATACGCGATTCAGACCATCGTCAAATTCACTCCGCCTAAGAGCAAGCAGCAGGGCGCGAACGCGGTGCGGGCTGACTTTTCGAGACTAGCAGAGCCGCTCGTTTACCAAGACTTACAGGCCAAGGCGACCAAGGGCGGATTCTACACATCGATGGCGCGTTACGTGCGCAACCGGCAGGTCGAGAAACTGCGGGCGCTTCTGCGCAACCCGAAGCTTTCGCACTACTACGGGATGAGACTTCTGGAGAACGAGGACGCGCTGCGCCTTGAACATCGGCGCAAACAAAACGCTCGCGGGAGAATCACCGGGAAGCCGGACCAGCTCGCGTTCGGCGGCGACTACAAAAAGTATCGCAACGAGATCGAGGGACGCGTCGGCTGGACGGTCTCGGGCTGGAACTCGTCGGCAAAAGTGACTGGTGCTCGTTACAAGAAATTCAGCGACAAGCTCAAGCCGCAGGCGAGCGGGAACAAGTTGTTCGGCTCGGTGCGATCCAGCTTCGGTCCGCAGCCTTTCATCAAAGCGACGGCGCACAATGTGAAGATTCCAAATTATCAGCGCATGATTGACGGCGCGATTAACTCGCGGATTCAAACGACCGTTAAAAAGATTGAGGCGATAAATTCAAATGCAGCGGTCAATTTGGGTTTCATAAGAGTAAAAGGAATGATGCCACTTAAAACCGCAGCATGAGCACCCGCACAAACATCCGCAACGCCACCGCCACCGCGCTCACGGGCGCTCTCGTCGTTCCAACGGCGAACATCTTGCGCGGGCGCAACAACACGATCGCGAGCGTCAGCTTTCCGGCCGCAGCCGTTTACGCGGTCAGCGAGCAGATCGAGGTGCGCACGCTCGGGCCGAGCAACCGAACGCAATACCGGCAGCTGCAACTCGTGGTCGATTATTTTATTGCTGAAAGCGGGACATATCTGATCGACGACCTTTTCGACACCGGAAGCGCAGCGGTCGAAGCTGCCGTGCTCGCGGACGTTACGCTGGGCGGGCAGTGTCAAGACCTGCATTTGACGTCCGTGGAATATACGATCGAGCCAGACGAGGATCGGCGCTTCGGATCGGCTCGGCACACTTTCAACTGCATCTATTTCTCAACCGACTAACTTAATCTCATGGCAACAAAACTCGGCCGCGACGGCCTAATCAAAATATCCAGCACGACGATTGGCGAACTGCGGAACTACGCTCTCACCCATTCGTCCGACACCGTCGAAGACTCCGTCCTTGGCGACACCTACCGCACCCGGCTCGCATCGATGAAGACATTCTCCGTCAGCGGAGATCTTTACTGGGACGAGACCAACGCCGGCCAGCTCCTGATCACCATCGGCAGCTCGGTCACGCTGAACCTTTACCCAGAGGGCGCGGACACCGGCGACGTTTACTATTCGGGTGCGGCCATCGTGACCCAGTTTAACGTCTCCGCGTCGTTCGACGGCATCATCGAGGGCTCAATCGCTTTCGAGGGCAACGGCACGCTGAGCACGTTGACGGCTTAATTTCGCAGGCAAAACACACACAACACACATGGACGCAATCGACCTCGTAAGAGAACACTTCGCCTCACTCGGCACGCGCAAAATTGACGTGCCGGAGTGGAAGCTCGTCGTGCACGCATCGCCGGTAACGCTCTCGGAAAAGAACCGGCTCTATCGTCGCAGCAAAGAGAACGACATGGAGCTTTTGGTGGACATCCTTATTATGAAAGCCACCGACGAGCACGGCGTGAAGCTTTTCACGATCGAGCACAAGCCGACGCTGCTGAACAAGGCGGACAGCAACGTCGTCGGCCGCGTCGCCAACGCCATACTCGCCGATGATTCGCCGAAGGTGGATGACCTAAAAAACTGATCTACGGTGGGGAGGCAGCAGACCTCCTCGCCGTTTACGCGCTCGCGGACCGTCTGCACAAATTTGCCCACGAAGTGCTGGCAATGCCAGCTCAGGAACTGACGGGCTGGCTTGCCTACATCGAATACCAAAACCGAAAACTAAAACAACATGGCTGAAGCGACATTTATTTTGCGGGCGGTGGATGCGACGAAGCAGGCTTTTGCGAGCGCGCAGAACTCGCTAGCAAAGCTCCAGCAAAGCTCCCAAACGGCGTCGGGCTTTATGAAAAAAGCCTTCGACCCGCGTGCCATTGGAGCCGGGCTTGCGGCGTCGCTTGGTGTTTCGCTGATCGGCGTGATAGATCTGGCTATCAAAAAGCTGATTGAATTAGCAATGCGTGCGAATGAGGTCGGAAAAATTCTCGCTGAGTCCAATAAAACAATCGAAAAAATGCGAGAAGACGCGGCATTTAGTTTGCTAGTTCCGGAAAGTAAACTGGAGGCGATTGACGAAAAAAGAATCAAAAACGCTGCTGAAATTTTGCGGCTTAAAAAAGCGACGCAAGCAGTTGAATCGCAAATGCCGTCTGTTTTGCAAGGCGAGTCATTTTCTCCTGTTCGAGTATCAAATTTAGGCACCGTAGTAGAGGCCGAAAAATTATCCAAATTGCTCGCAGAGGATCAGGCTCTCGCAGATGCTCGAATTAAACTTATTTTAGACGCGGAAAAAGTTATTCGGGACAGGTCCGCAGCAAATCGTATGGAGCGGGAAGATGCTGAAACAGACGCTTTGCAATCCGCTAGAGCACGAGTTCAGATTGAACAAGGATTTCAACAAAAACTAGGTGATACAATAAACGAAGTAACTCAATCAGTAACAAAGCAGACCGAAGCCCAAAAAGAGCTAGGCAAATCGTTGAAAGATTCCGTGATGACAGAGATGGAAAAATACGTCGCGGAAGCAGATCGCTTAACAAAACTTTTTCAATCGGGAGTCATACCGGACCAAGAAACCTTTAACCGCTTGATCGCACAGGCCGGAAATAATTTTGCCGAGACCGAGGAAAAGCAGCGCACGTTTGTTGATTCACTAGGCGCAACAACCGAGGAACTCGACCGGCTCAAAGTGGTAATGGCAGAAATGCAAATGGCTCAAGACGCCGGCAGTCTGATCGCCCAAGGCTTCGAGGACGCGATCTTGAGCGGTCAAAAACTCAGCGAGGTCGTTCGCGCGCTCGGTCGCGATTTAGTTCGGCTAGTGTTTAACCAAATGGTGACGCAGCGCCTTGCATCAGGCATTGCAACTTTGCTCGGCGCTCCACCGATACCCGGCCGCGCAATGGGCGGACCCGTCAGCAGCGGCTCGCCCTACGTAGTCGGCGAACAAGGTCCAGAACTGTTCGTTCCGCACGCCAGCGGGACCATCGTGCCAAACAACAAGATGAGCGGCGGCGGAGCAAGCAGCGGCGGCGTCACCGTGAATTACAACATCGCGGCCGGCGTCTCGCGCGCTGAACTCGTGCCGATCCTCGACCAAGAGCGTCGCCGGCTCAAGGCCGAGATCCCAGACATGGTCCGACGCGGCGGCGGATACCGTGCAGCCTTCGCCTAATCGTCATGGCTATCTCATACCCACTCACGCCGCCGAGTCCCTTTAACCTCTCGCGCTTGTCGTTCACGGGCGTCTCGGCGACCTCGCGCAACACGTCGCCGTTCACGTTGCAGACCCAGCAATACAACTGGCCGGGCCAAGCGTGGCTCGGCTCGGTCGATTGCCCACCGATGAAGCGCGCGGACGCGGAGGAGATCGTCGCCTTTTTGCTCAAGGCGCAGCGCGGCACGTTCCTTTTTCAAGACTACGCCAACCCGACGAACCGAGGCGGCGTCACCGGCACGCTTACTGTTTCCACCGCTACCGCAAACGGGACAACGCTCGGCATCAGCGGTGCGA